GGACGATGCTCGGCTGCGAGCTGATCGTGATTGACCCACTGATGCAAATCGCACTCTCTTCGGAACCGGACGCAGAGCGTGACTTTATCACGCGGCTGGCGTCCATGAGCAGAGACCTAGGCTGCGCGATCTTGCTTGTGCACCACCTCCGTAAGCCTCCCTCTGGAGGGCTTGGGGAGCGACAGAAGCCAGATAAGAGCGCCTTCCTAGGAAGTACGCACCTCACCGGGGCAGCGGCAGCAGTATGCACGCTCTGGTGTGATCCCGACCTTCGGGAGCTGAGGACTAACGGCGAGGAAATCCCCGAGGACTCGGGGCCGGAGTACTTGTTCACGGTCCACAAGCAACGCTTCGCAGCATGGCACGGCACGGTAGGGCTGCACGCCCACGGCCGAGCGCGACTGCTATGCAATAGCGCGGCGAGGATGTATCGGCCTATCAATATTGAGGAGGATTTATGCCAGTCAGACGAAAGCAGTATTACAGAGTCAGCCTCGGAAGGCACCACAAATACTTTTCCGATGAACGCGACGCCCGTGAGTACCAACGAGATCGCTCCCGAGATGATGATGAACTTCGGGGCATCCCGTTCTTAGAAGTAATCGACGAGCGCGAGCTGCTCGTGATCTTAAATAACTTATCAGCTATGGAGCAATGAGATGGATACAAAGGAATGTACCAAGTGCGGCGAGGTAAAGCCGCTTAATGCGTTTGGCATTGACAGGCAGCGTAAAGACGGCCACCGAGGCGTCTGTAAGGCCTGTCGAAAGCATTCTGTGAGAAAGTCGGCGCAGAAGTACCATCATAATAACGCCGACAGGATCAACGCAGAAAGGCGTCAGGATCGGCTAGACAATCCTGATAAGTATGACGCTATCAACGCAAGGAGGCGCGAGCGCAGAGCGAATGACGAGGAGTATGCCGAAAGGCTAAGAGCTACGGAGTGCCGATGGCGGCGGGAGTACTTTAGCGACCCAGAGCGGCGCCGCAGGCACCGAGAGGCCGTTATGCGTCACTATCGAAAAAACAAAACCGCATGGCGGGCAGCTTGGGGCAAGTACAAGGCGGCCAAGGTTAGCCGGACGCCGTCGTGGGCCGACGAGCAGGCGATAACGGCCTTTTATATAGAAGCTAAGCGCCTCGAAGAATTGACGGGTATCCAGTTCCACGTCGACCATATCATCCCGCTGCAGGGAGAGCTGGTCTCTGGCTTGCACGTTGAAACCAATCTGCAGCTATTACCGGCGCATGAAAACTTGGGCAAGTCGAACAGCTTCGACCCGATGACTTTCTGCGCCTGAACTGAGTCGAATACAACATAGGAGAGAAACATGGCTGAGTTATTTATTTTAACCGCGACGGTGATCGCCGCGTTCTATTTCACACGCATGGCGCTGGTCAGCTATCTGGAGGGCCGCGACATTGGATAACTTCCAAGAGTTTATTGGATACGCACGCTACAGCCGCTGGCGCCCCGAGCTTAACCGTAGGGAGCACTGGCACGAGACAGTCCGCCGGCTCACCGACTGGTGGAAGGAACGTGCTGATCTCACGGACAAGGAGGCCGAGGAGCTTTACGAGTACACGCACGACCTAAAGGTGTTCCCGTCGATGCGCACGCTGTACACGGCTGGCCCTGCTCTCGATAGAGATCACATGGCTGCTTTTAACTGCACGGCTCAGGCGATAGATCACCCTGCGGCGTTCAGTGAGATGCTCTACGTCCTCATGGTAGGGGCCGGAGCGGGCTTCTCTGTGGAGCGTGACGAGATCGCAAAGCTGCCGCTGGTGGCTGAGAGCTTTCACCCGACAGAGACCACGATCCACGTACACGACTCTCGCATTGGCTGGTGCAAGGGACTAAAGCAGCTCATCGCAATGCTGTACGAAGGAGAGGTCCCTAAGTACGACCTGTCTGCCCTGCGTCCTGCGGGCGCCGTGCTTGCCACATTCGGCGGGCGCAGCTCAGGACCAGAGCCGCTGCAGCGATTGTTCGATCACTGTATCGAGGTGTTCAAGGGTGCTGCCGGTCGCAAGCTGACCAGCGCAGAGGTCCACAGCATCTGCTGCATGATCGGTGAAGTGGTCGTCTGTGGCGGTGTAAGGCGCAGCTCGTTGATCAGCCTCGGAAACCTATCCGATGACCGACACCGTCGGCTGAAGGTAGGCGAGTGGTGGCACGAAAACCCGCACTACCGCATGGCGAATAACTCGGCCGTGTTCACGGACAAGCCGGAGTTCGAGGCATTCCAAGCCGAGATGCAGAGCCTCTACGACAGTAAGTGTGGAGAGCGCGGCATCCTGAACCGTCAGGCTGTGCAGAAGAAGGCGCAGGAGATCGGCAGGGACCACGAGCAGAAGTTCCTTACGAACCCCTGCGGCGAAATCAGCTTGAGGAATGGTCAGGCATGCAATCTGTCTAGCGTGATCATACGGCCCGACGACACCCTTGAGAGCCTCAAGGACAAGGTCAGGGTCGCAACGATATACGGGACGCTGCAGTCGTCGCTGACTGACTTCCGATTCCTTCGCAAGAAGTGGAAGGATAACTGCGAGGAGGAGGCCCTGCTGGGCGTAAGCCTGACAGGCATTTGTGACCACCCTGTCATGTCCGGCAAGAAGGGCGACAAGGTGCTGATCGAGTGGCTAACCGAGCTGCGCAAGCACGCCCGTGAGGTGAACAAGAAGTGGGCTAAGCGCCTGAAGATTAATCCGTCTGCTGCCATAACGTGCATCAAGCCGGAGGGCACTAGCTCACTCCTGAACGGGACCAGTAGCGGGATTCACCCCCGCTATTCGCGCTACGTGCTGCGAACTGTGCGACAGGCAAACACGGACCCATTGACGGCCTTCCTGAAGGATCAGGGTGTGCCCAATGAGCCGTGTAACTCGGACCCATTTGGCACGACGATCTTCAGCTTCCCGCTGGAGTCGCCAAGGGAATCGCTGACCACCGATGAGGTAGGGACCGTCGACCAGCTCAAGCTGGGCGCGATCTACAACAATCACTGGTGTGACCATCAGGTCTCCATGACCGTCTATTACACGGACGACTCGTGGTATCCGATGGTCGACTACATGTGGACCCATTGGGACCAGATGACGGGCGTCAGTTTCCTGCCGCAGTTTGACAACACGTTCGCACAGGCGCCGCTGAGCGCTATCGACCGTGAGACATACCTGAAGCTCAAGAAGCAGCAGCCGGTCATCGACTGGGCAAAGCTGGCTGAGTTTGAGGGCGGCGAGGACTTCACCGAAGCGGGCCAGCAATCGGCCTGCGAAGGTGACAAGTGTGCGTTATGAGCAAAGCAGACTGGTGGGGCTCTGACGGTAGAGCCCCGCGAGACTTTGCCGTGGCCCTGCTGGAAATGCAGGGCGACCCAGAACGCCAGAAGAACTTTGTGGAGACGCACGTCCCAGAGCACATCCGAGACATTGTGAGGGATCACTATCGGACGGCGTTAGCGCTAGGAGGTAACAAATGAGCAAGGAGCAGCTCAGAAAGGAGATCGCCCAGCAGGTAAGGGAATACCTAGCTGGCGGTGGAGCAATTGAAAAAGTGCCGCGCATTCAGTTCTGCCCCGACAACATGCAGTGGGCGAGGGAGCGCGGCTACGACTACACGAGCTGGGACCACATAGGTGAGTGGACCCACGGGAGACCGGAGAAAGATCATGGACGATGAGAATGAGGAAACAACAATAGAGATGCTTGAGGACGCATTCACCGAGGCCGTGCGCGGGATCATCTACGACGAGGAGGGCCAGCCGATGGTTGTATATGACGGCCAGCTCCTTCTGGGAATGCACATCGCGTTCGGCTACAGCGAGCAGGAGGCCTACGACGAGGTGGACGCCCTGCGCGATACGCCGATAAAGGTGATGTGGCCCGCCACGCTGCAGGTCGCACCACAGAAGCCGCACCTGTCGCTGGTCCCCAATAAAAAGGACCTGCACTGATGGGTTTCGGCGGCGGCGGTATCAAGCGAAACATTGCGGACAAGCACTTCAGCGATTGCGTTCGCAAGTCAGCGAAGTGGCACTGCCAGAGGTGTGAGAAGGATTACTCCGACAAGCATCAAGGCCTGCAGTGTTCGCATTTTATTACGAGAGGGAACTGGGCGGTGAGGTATGACACCTCGCTGGCCCTGTGCGCCTACTGCCACAATTTTGTGGAGGGCCATCCCATAGAACATACGAGGCTCTTTACTGAGCACATTGGAGGTGAAGGTGAGCTGGAGAAGTTTCTTCAAAGATCGGAGTGCAAAGGACTCGCCCAGCACAACAGGGCAAACGTCAAGGCTATCTCCACCTATTACAGGGAGGAGTCAAAGCGCCTCGACGACGAGCTGCAGAAAGCCAAGGAGGGAAAGCCGCATGACTTACGAGTCTACCGCTACATGCGACGGACATGAGCTTCTACGCTTCTGCAACACGCTGAAGCAAGAGGAGGCCGTGACCCTTGTATACATCGAGGGGCTTAGCAAGGCAGCCGCAGCCAGAGAGCTGGGCATCGATCCCAAGAGCCTGCGTGAGCGGCTTGAGCAGGTCGAGAACCGAGCCGCCAAGGTTCGCATTTCACAGCCGCGCAGGTACAGGCAGGCTGCTGACGGTCCTAGCAGGGTCGGCATCATCGGAGACACGCACCTGCCTTACGAGCTTTCGGGTTACTTGGAATTTTGTGTAGAGACGTTTGACAAGTACGGGGTCGACACGGTCGTGCATATCGGTGACTTCATCGATCATCACAGCCTGTCGTTCCACGACTCTGAACCGACTCTCCATAACGTGATGGGTGAGTACGAGTCCGCTTACGAGCGTGCTCAGGACTGGTACGAGGCGTTCCCCGAGCTGACGCTGATCATGGGCAACCATGACCGCATCCCAGCTCGGCAGCTGCGCAAGCTCGGCATGGAGCCAAGCATCTACATGCGCCCCATTGAGGAGCTGCTCGGCATGCCGGAGGGCTGGCAGGTGGTGGATCAGGTCGAGATCGACGGAGTGCTCTACCACCACGGTGAGACCGCTGGCGGCATCAACGGCTTCCGCAAGGATGCTGAGACCCGGATGCGCTGCACGGTGTCAGGTCACAACCACAGCAACGCAGGCATCTCAGCAACGGCTACCGATCAAGAGCTGGTCTGGGGCCTTGCGGTCGGCTGCGGCGTAAACCACGAGCACCTTGCGTTCGCCTACGGCAAGCACTTCGCCAAGAAGCCGATCATCGCGTGCGGTGTGGTCATCGATGGCGAGCCGCGCATCGAGTACATGTCGCTCGGCTCGAAGGTAAGGAGGATTTGATGAGTGAGTGGGCACAAGACATCGACATGTCAGAGCTGCGTGAGCTTGCTGACCATTTGTGGGCGGTGGAGGAGATCAACGTTGCCCGCGTGCAGGAGCTTTGTAGCGAGCATGTGATCGACTGCTATCGATTCCATAGCGCGTGGCTGAAGCTGCTGGACGAGTCGCACAAGGTCATGGACGAGTGTGAAATGAGAATGGAGGCGATCCCAAGTGAATAGATATAACGCAACGCTGCTGTTTAAGAGCATACAAAACGCAATGGACGCTGGCTACTGCGACGCCGTCGAGAACGACGACGAGACATTCCCCTATATGTCGGTGGTCACGTTCATGTGTGACGAGTACCTGATCGAGGGTGACGAGGAGTCACTCGATATCGATGAAGAATGATTGGAAGGACTACGCCATAACCGTGGTCGCCTGCCTAGTGTTCCCGGTCTTCATACCCGTCGCGATAGGCATGGTGCTGTTCATGATGATCTGCGCCGGAGGCAATTCAACCAAGGAGGGTAAAGATGTCGATCAATGAAGCATCGGAGAAGGACTGGGATGCGTTACGCGCCGACCGCCACTACGACAACCGACCAATGCCGCAGCCTGACGGCTACGACAGCGTGGAGAAACCCATGCACTACGACGGTCAGGTCGAGTGCATCGAGTACATACGTGACCGCTTAGGTCACGAGGGCTTCATCGCCTACTGCTGGGGCTCGGTTATCAAGTACCAGCACAGATGGAAGGAGAAGGGCGGCATAGAGTCGCTAAGGAAGGCGAGGTGGTTCCTGAACCGCCTCATACAGGAAGAAGCAACAGGGAGGTTTGATGGCTGAAAAGGAGAATCGATACATCAAGTTAAGTCGGCAGGATGTGTCTGCCGGGATTGAGGCTAAGGGCGGGCTCTCGTATTTGTCTTGGGCCTATTGCTGGAACCTCGTGAGCGAGCACGATCCAGAGGCTAACTTTTATTTCACTGACCCGGTTTGGTACCCGGACGAGTCGGTGATGGTTAAGGCTGTGGTCACTATAGATTCCAAGACTATGGAGCAAACGCTCCCAGTAATGGACAACCGTAATCGCAGCATCAAGAACCCAGACAGCAGGGCTATTTCAGATAGCCAGCAAAGAGCCCTCGTGAAGGCGTGCGCGCTATTCGGCGTGGGCATCAGTCTGTATCTGGGGGAAGGCCTCAAGCAGGTCGTATCTCAATCGAATTATGAGAAGGCGGAGGAACTGCTGACGGCGCAAGACGCCAGCGGCTTCCATCAATTCGTCCACAAGGCGCTCTCTGAGCAAGAGCGTGTCGATACCTTTAATGACGCCCCGGCGGGTCGCAAAAGCGCCTTCAAAGCCGAGTGGCGGGCGCTGTTGAAGGTCGCGGACAGTTTCCTCGAGGAGGTGGCTGCCGCAATCGCTGATGCAACGTCGGCGGAAGATGTCTCACTGCTGAAGGAGACGATCGAGGAGCTGTCGACATACGAGCGACAGGCAGTATGGGGCCGCCTACCAGCGGCAGAGCAAGAGTTTGTTAAACAGGCAAGGAGTGCCGCATGAAGCGCATAAAGAGACTCGTAGTACCAAACGGGACCTACCAGAAGGATGGTCAAGAGAAAACCAGCTGGCTGAACATCGGTCACATCTTGAGCGACGGTCAAAAGACCAAGATCAAGTTTGACTGTCTGCCTGTTGGCGAGTGGGACGGATGGACTCAGGTGTTCGATGTGGACGACGAGAACCGTCCCGCAGCAGCAGCACCCGCAGCAGCACCGTCATCTAAAGAAGATTTACCGTTCTAAGGAGGGAACCATGAACGTATCCGACATTCAAGTACGCAAGGCAAGCAACGGCTACATCCTAGAGTTCTACGCTGGCGACAGCGAGATCATCATCTTCGAGACCTTCGCGGAGGCAGCTAAAAAGATGGAAGAGCTGTTCGAGTCGTAATCCGCTGGCTGGTTACCGTGGGGCTGCTTATTGCAGCCCTTTTTTATTCCTCTGAATCATCCGCAAAGAAAGAGCTAACGCAGGAAGAGCTGGCAGCTGTACTGATGATAATCCTGAAGCCGCAGCCGTGGCAGCAG